TATAGAAGTGAAATCAGCAGATGGCCCTTGATTTATATTACCTGTATTAAATTGATTTGTACCACTAGTTAAAGCATAATTAGAAGTTAAAGTAATTACATCTCCAACTTTATACCCGCTTCCTCCACCTAACAAAGTAAAAGTAGCAAGACCACCTGTTCTTGCAGTAAAACCCGAACTAGGGTTTGCAGATGCTTGAACATCACCCGAACCTGTAGTTGTGAGAATTTTTAGTGTAGCACCTGTACCCGAACCACCCACTACTGTAGGATTAATTATTGATTCTCCATTTTGATAAACGCTTCCCGCTTGAGGGTCATTAGTACCATAATACCCTATACCTGCGGTAATAATTTCTAAACCTGTAATTGCCCCACCAGTACTTAATTCTTGATACAAACCATATTCAGCATGTGCGGCTTCTATTCCTTTATCTTTATGAGTGGTTGCAGTAAACATTACAGAAGGTGCAACTAACTTGTCATTATTTAGATTGAATGCTCTTAGTTTGATTGCATCGGGGCTTACTCCCCATTCACCTAATGTTCGACCATCTGCCGCAAGCATTTTGCTACAATCAAAAGATACACCTTCTTCTTCTGTAACATTGACTAAATTTATTGCCGCTTCGGTAGCCGCCGTAATTATCTCATCAGTAAGTAATGTAGTCCAATTCATACGAGAAGAAATTAATACATAAGCCCACTCACCTGTCGCATTAGGATGTGAGTTAGCGGTATTAGTAAGACCGTCACTACCACTACTAGATACATTCCCACTTGCATTAGATACAGTGTGTGAAGCAAGAAAAATGCTACCTTTAACACCGTGAAGTATATGTTCATTACTTCCTACTGTATATTGTGTACGAGATGTATATGATAATGTGTTACCTAAACTTCCTTTTGTGGGTGTTGTGTAATGAGTATCATTTAATTGTATAACACCATTTTGTTTTGGAAAACCTAAGTAACCTAATATGTCATCTATATTACTAAATTCATCTACAGTATTAGGTCTGTATATGCTATTTTTATGAAATCTAATAGTTAATGTATCAGTTGTAGACTCCCATTTTACTGATGCATTAATTAAAGAATCGGGTGAATACACCCCTCGCCATCTGTTACCTTTGAAAAGAGCATTAGTCAAATCAGCATGGAATAATTGTCCTGTTACATCACCCGTACCTACAATATGATTACCTAAACTAAAACCACCCAAAGATACATCTCTATCATCGAAAAAGACTCCTATCTCATTATCTAAAGAATTAGGAATTAAAGTATTATCATTAGAGAATTTATCGCCTAATTTTTTATACACATATCTTACACCGTATGATTTACCTTTATGGTCAGTTAATCTTACACCGTATAAATTACTGTTACCAACTTCACTAGATTTAATTAAACTAGTATCTGTATGTGCTTGATAATTATGAGTAGTAATACCGTATATTTGGTCAAAAGAATTATCTCCTTTTGGACCACAACCAAATTGACCTACTATTGGAGAAAAACCGGGTATACCGGCGGCTATTAAACCACCAAAATTGATTCTGCCAATGGGTTTAGTTCCAACTCTCAAACCTTCTACAAGTGTTAATGATTGACCTTGAGATTCAAAAGACTCATCAAACAATGTGTTACTAAATGTTCCACTACCCACATGAGCAGATAACATTCTAGTTTTATCATCTTCATTTAATCTTGTTACATAATCATGATTACTTATTACATCATCAACGGTGTTTTCCGAATTAATCATTTCTCTAAGAGTAGTAATTGGTGCAAAAGGTCTACCGTGTTTGTTTAATGGCATAGGCGCAGGATGCATATTTTCACCCATTACCTCATCTTGCTGACACCAAAAGTTTCTAAATCGCCCACCATGACCTACTAAGAATTGAGGTTGATATGGCGATTGACCTTTACTGTTGTCTAACCAAACACAGAAATTTCTACCACTAGCACCCGGTACAGTTGAGTGTATTACTATAGTAAATCCGGGTACACCGTTTACATCCTCTACTACTCTACCGATATGCGCTCTTAGATAACCCATGTGACTACCCCTATCTTGAGAAGTCATGGCGTGTTCTACTGACCAAAACGGGGCGGGGTCGTGAGTAGAACCTGTAGCGGCAAAGTCAGCATTTACATGTGCGCTTGTAGGGTCTTTGTTAGGATTACTTACATCTTCTCTTACACCTATGCGAGTTAAATCAAGTCTTTCACTTTCACCGGGGTATTGATGGGATGGGCGACGAGCATGGGTTCTACCATTTTTAGCCGCACCTTGATTTATCATACGGACTATTTCTCTTGCCGCCGCTTCAATATCAGTTACACCCTCTTTAGCACCTACTTCACCAAAGTCAATTGTTTGGCGGCGAATATAATCCATGTCTTTCCATTGAGGTAAGTGCTGTAACCTACTTTCTTCATGGTTAATCAAATTTAAATTTTTATTACGAATACCTTTCAAACATAAAAATGCTGATATAACTCTTGTTCCATCGGGAGTATCAAAGAATGTACTACTATCTTTAAATGTAAAAGTACTAAATCCTTGCGCCCTTCTATGAGCCTTAAGTACTCTTACCATAGGGAAAATACTTGTATCACCCTTAGTTACTCTAAGTTGATTATGTTTTTTATTAGCATAAAAAGATGAATGAGTAGCAGGTTCAACACGAGGTAAAACACTATCAGCGATGTGGAAATTAGTACCTACAGATTCATGATAAATACCACTGTGTACAAAATGTCCGTGTCCTTTACCGGCGTAATGTTCGTTTCCTATATCAATAATAGTAGTCAATGGTGAACCATTACTAGGATTGAAAAAACCTTTCAATGGATTTTCCATAATAAATTCGGCTACAGGATTGTATGAGTTAGAGTTAGCAAGTAAATCGTTTGAAGTTTGATTCGCAATATTGTGTGCGTAAGCACTTTCGATAAATTTAGATTGTTGGGTGTTTCTTAGGTATCTGTTTTCGGAAGGGAAGCCATTTGCTACATCTATTTGAGTTGTAAGATAGTGAGGCGCACCACCATTAATTTGTGCTAACACATTATCAAGTTGATAATATCCATCTTTTGTAGCAAGATTTCTTGTATGTCCGATAATAGGTGTAGAAGGACTTGTTTGTACTTGCATGTGTATATCATGGAATGAGATAAATTCTCTATCATGTGCTACATCGTATAATAAAACACGAGCATTTCCATCCGATGCAAGATAAGGGTCTACATAAGCAATAGTAGGTGCTTGAGAAGCAGATAATCCCATCGCTTCATAATTTAATTCAATTGTTTTGTTTACATGTTGAGCAAAATTAATTGCAGTTTCTAAACAGTCATCACCGATTAAGAAATTTTCAAGTGGTATGGAATCACGAGGTCTATTTGTTAATTGCCCTTCTCCGCCGTTAAATGCTTTGTATACCTGTCCTTCATTAAATACACCACGACTTTTAGCGAATAAACCTTCTATTGCATGGGCATTATTCATGGTCATATTCATCCAAACAGTATCACCATTTCTTAGTCCACCTGCGGCATAAGGGTTGCACCAAGACTTGTTGAGTATAGCATCTCCATCATTAGCAACCATTGAGTTTATACCAACTCTTACTTTGTCATCATCCGCTATTGCTACTGCGTTAGCGGCGGCTAATTCTACAACAGTGTTAGTAGCATGACTTGTATGAAATCTTGTATGTACATAAGCAACCGTTCCTACATAAGCAATAGCACCACTAGTTTTATCTTCCTTGTAAATCATATCACCGGGTCTTAAATTAAGTCCTATAGTATTAGCAATAGGAGAACGAGTAGCACTAGCGCAATCTATTGTTAATGTTGTAGTAGAAGTAGCAGATGAAGCCCCTACAAAAGACCATATTTCATCGCCAGTGATAGGTCTAAATGTACTTACAGTCAATTCATTTGATGTGACTTGTGCTATATTAGATAGAGCAAGATGGCTTCTACCGACTTTTTCTAATCTAAATTCTACACCTGCTAAACTCGGTACTGTGACACCTGTGCCAAATTGAACTAATACTGTATTATTATTAGTAGTGTTTAAAGAAAATTGACTGTTAAATTGAGTGCCTAAATACAATACTTCGACAGGTGTTGGAGATAGAATTTTACCTATAACTAATGTATCACCTGTGCCTACAATGGGATTACCGCTACCATCTAAAGTATAATTTGTATCAATGAAATGTTCTACATCATCTAACTCTAAGGCATATATTTTTCCTGTCATTAGTTTACCTTGTAAGATAGTTGCTTTGGCTCTTTTATTTTTGGTACGGGGTGAATGTGGATTAGAAAGTGGACCGGCTTTGAACTCTACTGCACTTACATATTGGCGTAGCCCGTAGTCAAGGTTACCACCTTGAGTTTGTACATTTGCCTCATCATAGTAAAATGGTAAACGATTTTCATAATCCGAAGATTGAGTGGTAATATCGGAATTTATAGATTTAAGATTAGAAGTTTCGTGACCTGCTGAAATTACACAACCTGCGCTTAATGTGTTTATAAAATTCTCACTTAGATACCCATGATACCCACCATTACCTACTACAGAAGGTTGAGCATAAACTCTTACATAACCATCAGTAAGAGGGCTGTTCAGTTGGTAAGCCCAAGAACCATCTTCAAGAAACACTCTTTGGTTGTGGTCTAAGTCTTTAAAATTATTAAAATTACCAGTTAATTTATTTGGAAAGACATTTTTATTTTCTACATATAAATCTAAAACAGCATTACCGCTACCATCGGTATTTTCTATAATTTTAGTTATGTATGTTTTTGCAACTGTTTTTCCATCTATATTATTTTCATTGTACGCTGATATTGCTTCCCTGTCATTTGGTGCAATATCTTCTATCCTTCGACCTACAGGCGATGGATTCCATGTATGGGCGGTATGAGTTGCATCTAAATGTATTTTCATACTGTTATCCGGTCCGGGAAAAATTCCCTCATCTTTTACTTGGAAAAATTGTTGGAAAAATACAGGTATCTCAACCATGGCACGAGTACTTGCGTATTGCGTGCTTAATTGATAATCGTGTGTTACATCATCTATCGCTTGGAATAATCTATCATTTACTGTACTACCATCCTCACACATATTTTCAAAGTTAAAGTTATCATCATTAAATAGAGTTTCATTTACTTGATGGGTTCCTTTAGTTTGATTAGAAATTAGGTCTACACCTAAACACCAATCATTAAATGATGAAAATACATTTCCACTACTTGAAACATATTTTCTTTGTGCAATAGCATCTGCGTCATCAAATACAAAACCTGCACCTACTTTACTTGCATATTCAGCATTAGCCCCATCGGATAAAAATATTCTACCTTTCTTAGCAAATGCGTATGTACCCCAAGACTGTATATCTTCGGATTTATTATTAAGAGGTTGCACAGTCAAAGTTTTAGCAGTATCTAATGTACAAACAGATACGGCTTGTACTGCACAACTTCTTCTTGTAGAGCCGGGTAATCTCATCAACGGGCTTGGGTCGTATGTTGGTTTAGTGTTAATAGCACCTTGACCCGGACCACCAAGAGTTACAGATATTACCGGTGCATCAATATCTATTTCTTTAACTACATGAGAATCCGGTGAACCGCTACCCATAAATGTAACATCTTCGTTTATGGCCTCTTCCGCTATACCACTAGCAGTAACTTGAGTTATCATACTATTACTTTCAGTACTAATTATTTGTTTAACTGACCTTATTCTAGTTCTACTCATTAGATAGAACAATGATATTATATTCGCTGTTTCCCCTTTTTCTACACCATCACGCAATTTTGCTAATTGATTAGTTCTACTTCGATTGGATGGTTGTATGTATATACGAGCAGATGTATGTTTAGTACCAATATACAAATTATCTATAATATCAAACATTTCAAATATAGGACTACCTTGATGTATACCACCTACATCAAATACTCCTTGAGATGAATTGACCTTTTCAGCCTTTTTCTTAAATTGCGTATTACCTAAATCTTCTAATTTGTTTACTTTATCTACACTCATAGGTTCTATACATAATTTATGATAAACCGATTGATGAGTACCTTTATTGTGTGAACTAGTAATTACTTGTGGAGTAGTGGCAGGTTGAGCATTTACATCGCTAGGTGGGGTGTAATTTATTGGAGAAGTGTCGTAACTTATTTCAAAATCATATTCTGCACCACCGGCATTATCTCCAACTAAACTATTAGTTTTTTCAAAATAATCATTTTGATTAGCAACCGCACTATCTAAATCTATATATCCACCGGGAGAATATATTGTAGAGTCTTTACTTGCATTCGCTAAATCGGCTTTTATAACATCTAAAATAGTAGTAGTTCCCGTAAGTATAGTACTACCTTTTGGAACAGTTTTTTCTACCATTAACATAGGAGTTGGTGAAGCAGAAGGAGTCTGCATTGAATCACCTAATAAATCTAAAGCGTTATAATGAATTTCAACATAAGGTGCTAAATTATGTGTAGTGCGTAAAGTAGGTACATGAAGTAAAGCAATTCTACTTTCTGTTTCGGGGCGAATATGATAATCTCTTTCGTCAGTAGTAAGAGTAGTTCTTGAGTAAGTTTCGGGTATCGGCCCTTTGAGCATAAATGGTTTATGGTCACCTATACTTATTGCTATTATTTCTTCTTTCGATGCAGGTAAACCATTAGTAAATACCGATGATGCCTTAGTGCTATTAACTATATTTTGTATAGGTGATTGAGAGTTCTCATCGTAAAAATCAGCAAGTTCATTTGTATTAAATAAACGATGAAGACCACTAGCGGTATTTTCATAGTCCATTTGAACTATATCTGCTGAACCGCTAATAACTTGGTCTATCTGTAATGATGTAGGTCTTGGGTATCTTCTCATATATTCATGACCCTTAATGTGTGAAAACTTATGTCTACCACTGTGACCTATTTGATAATTAACATCTAAAGTAGACGGCCATGTAACAGCAAATGGGTTGTTAGGGTGAGATGTTGTTGTAGCCATTTGACTAGAATATACTATGCCGTGTTGTTCATTATCTGTTTCATCTAAAACCATTTGACCTGTTTTGTCTATAATTTGAGTATTAAAATGAGGTGGTTGGTATGGTTTACCAGTGACTAAATCAATAACTAAATCAGCAGGAATAATTACAAAGTAGTTATCTACATTAGCAGTTCTTGAGTGTAATATACCTCTTGAGCCACTTGATGCTACATTAAAATCAAGATGTATACTGTTTACCGTAATGACACCTGTAGAGCCGTTTATACTCAATATACGGAGTCTTTCCGGTGGAGTTTGATTAGGTTTCTGTGTATTTCTATTAATAGCACCCGGATTAATAATCAAGTTATACGGGACATGGGGTAGATATGATGTAGCAACATTGTTTGGTGCAGTGAAATTATTATGGATTTCATAATTACCCATACTATGAGGTGCTAAAGTAAAGTCTGTTGTTGCACTCGTTGCATCATATTCTTTACCTGTTAATCTTTTAATTAAGGCTTGAGCGTCAGTAGCAGGTATAGTTAGTGTGGTAGTAGTACCATTAGATGCGGCAGTAAAAGCAGTAAACTCATATTCTTCTTCTATTATATCTAATGGTTCTTCAAAACGATATAATGCCGTAGAACTAATTTGGTCATCCATAGGAACATTAGGAGTTATTACTTGCTCATCAAATTGAGTAGCAAAGTGAATAGACTCAATTGCCCCTCTAAAATCCCCACCTTTTCCGCCTATATACACATGAGCAGTAGAGTCGCTTATTGAAGCATCATTAGGTAGAGTTTGAGATATAACCACTTGACCATTAATAAACAAAGAAATAGCACTATCTGTTACTGCACCAACTATGTGATACAATGGTCTGTGATTGAAGTTTAAGTTTGTAGCATCATTGTAAGTACTTAAGTCGTAACGGTTATATGAATCATGTACACCACCATAATCTTGTTCGGGATATACCACACCACTCCATCTTGTAGTTGCATTACTAGCGGTAGTAAGTGTAAATTTTTTAGTACCATCTGTAGTATCTAAAAATACTGTAAACTTTGCGGGTCCGGGTGTATCTACTGTACCTAATTCTAAGAGGAATTGCCCTTGTCTTTCAACAATTACACCTCCACAGTCGGGAACAACCCAAGCCTCAACGGTGAATTGATTATCAAATCTACTATTTATTTTTGTAGTTTCATCTTTACCGTAACCTGTTTTTGATAAAATATCGGATGGTGTTTTCTTTGTTTTAGTGTTTGTAGTTCCAACAGATGCATTATCACCGAGTTTAGTAAATCTACCTTGAGGTACAATAATAGATTCACTTACACCATCAAAAAAGAAAGCGTGACTTGACCTACCTATTGCTACCAACTTTTCACCTCATATTATGTAACTTGCCGGAATAAATTGAATGTTAAATGAATAAACAGGTTCACCACCTACTTGTACAAAAGTAGCCTTAGTAATACCGCCTTTGATAAATGACCTATCGTTATTACTATCGGGTTCATCGGGTTTAGTAGAAGCGGATACTGCATCTTCTACACTTTTACTTTCTAAGGTTTCAAACCTACCTGTAGGCATAAAAAAGTTTACAGGTTCATATTTATTACTACCAGTGGCCTTTATACTTGAGTTAAATGGTATTTGAATACCAATAATATAATCACCAAATTTATCTTTTTTCTGTAACCCTTTATTATTTTTAGAGTTATTTAATGTACCATAAAGTGACATTACTTTATCACCTGCACTCATGCCGTGAAATATACCACCTTGGTCACTTCCACCTTTGAATGTAGTAAAATTAGGTGTGTAAGTACCAAATTTAAAATTATTAAGTTTAGGAGTGCCGCTATTACCATCTTTACCTGCTACAGTTTGAGTAATTTTAACAGCAGTATTAGGCTCACTACTATTTGGTGAAGTTACTCTAGTAGCAGAAAATCCTGTAATGGGAGGTGTTAAACCAGTATCATTAATTAATTTAACAAGATTTGTTGCCATTTGTTCAGCCGTTAGAGCAGTACCAACAGATGCTACATTGAATGTACCACTACTACCACCGGCTATTGTTAATGTATTTCCTACAACAAAATTTTTACCGGGGTGAGCAATTTCAAAAGATGTAATTGCACCACTATTCACACCTGTAATGTTTACTTTACAATCTGTTCCTGCCCCACCACTCACCGCAACATCATTTGCAATACTATAACCGCTACCACCAACAAGTGTGTTGGTTGTTTGTACACCATTAGTAGTTGCTATTGAAAAATGATACCTACTACTTCCACTATCTAAAGCATGAGAAAGTTCACTTTTTGATGCATATAAATCAAATTCAACACCTGCTGTGTTTTTTAGTTTAATTGGAGTTTCAAGGTTTGCAATATCACCTACAGTAAGAGTACCAAAACCATCGTTTATCATATTTTCATGGTCAAATCTTGCTACAGTTCCTAACATTGAGTTAAATTCTCCATAGTATCCTCTACCTGCCACCGGTTCCACTCGTGAAAAATCTATCACGGCTGTTGAACTTGTTGCGCTACCTATGCTCATTAAATCGTCATCAGTGAATACACCTTCTAATAATATAACAGCCCTTGAAAGATTAAAGTCCGTAGCCATTCTATCACTACCCATGAAAATTAAAGGTGTAGCGTTAAAATTTCTGTCTACATCTAAAGTAACAGTTGTAACAGGTAATTGTATAGTTTCACCATCGGCTCTAACAAACCTAACAGGTATATTTTGTGACATTAGAATCGCCCCCTGTGTGTAGCACCGCCAATAGAGCGAGCGACTTCTTGTTGAATCATATTACCTATCTCACGAGCCAATGCTCTCTTGTCTGTTCTATCGGTAATACCACCGGCGTTGACAGTAATGTTGAAACTACTACCGCCCCCACCACCTTTCATTTCTACAGGTATAGAACGACCACCCGATAACGGTACTATTGCTTCTGTGCCGTGAAGCATAGCGGGGTAACCACCCATAGGACCGGACATAACACCACCTTCGGAAAGTCCTACCAAACCTTTTAATTTACCACCAACTTTTTTAGCACCACCAAAGCCTTTTTTAACACCACCTTTGACTGTATCTACTACACCACCTAATTTATCAGCCATATCTTCAACTGCATCAATTATAGGTTGTAATAAATCTATTATAAAATTAATAACACTGTTAAATCCATCTTTAATAAAGTTGAATGCGGCACTAAAAGCCCCAATTATTGTATCAGCCACACTTGATAATGCTGAACCTATAGCGTCTATAGCGTTACTAGTAGGCTCTAAAATATATTCATCTATAGCGTCACCTGCGGCACTATATGCATTTTTTGCACCTTCGGAAATAGTATCCCAAGCACCACCAAGCCAATCAAAGAAACCTTCTATTGGTTTAGTTACATATTCATTAAAAAGACTACCAATACCATCCCAACAATCACTAGCAAATGATTTAATGTCTTCCCAAATCCCACTAAGCCAATCAAAGAAACCTTCTAATGGTTCAATAAACCAATCATCAATCCATCCTTTAATTGACTCCCAAGCATCGCTTGCCCAACTTTTCAAGTCTTTCCAAGCACCCTTCAACCAATCCCAAGTATCTTTCAATGGTTCAATAAAATATTTATTAACAAATCCTTTAATCGCTTCCCATACTTTACCTGCTATTTGGCCTATTGCTTGAAATGCCGGACCAATCTTACTAACAAGACCCCCTAAATTAGTCATTAATGCTATTAATGCACCACCGCCTACTGCCATCTAATCACTCCCAATCCAAAAATGAATAATCTAATCCAACCACTTCTCTATCCCCTGCTTTTGATTTTTGCTTTTCTACTTTTCGTTTTTTGTCTTTGTGTTCTTTTACGGCTAAGGCCCATGTTAATGATTGTTGGAATATCGGTAAAGGCATGTTGTAAACATCGTGGAGTGATACCCCGTAATGTGATGCTACAATATAAGCGTATAACTCCGCTTGAAGGGTTAAATCCTCAACTTCTGTGTACTGTTTTTTGTCGAGGAATTTACGCACCTTCACCTTTTCGGCGTTGTAAACCCCCCCTGCAAAGCCTCCGCAATTTCGTTAGGTTGTGGTAAGACCTTAGTAATTTGGTCACCAACATACCCACTAAGGGAAATTAATTCACCGGATGTTAAAGCCGGATTGGTTTCAGTTATCCAATTAGAAAATGCAAACTTCCAATATCCTTTCAAGTTCATTGTAACATCGCCCTTGTTAATTACAAACATTTCTTGGGCGGCTTCTTGTATATCTAAGAAAGATACATCTCTTACATATACTTCCATAATTAGACTTTCATCATTAGGGTCTACCCTAATTTCATGTCTAATTACATCATTGTTCTTCAATAATAGGCTCTTGTTCTTCACTATCTGTGGTTTGGTCATCTATTTCACTTCCATTGGATGCGGCTACCTCTTCGGTAGGGGCTTCCGGCTCTACATCCGGGGTCGCTTCTGCGAGGCCGTCAGTTTCACCTTTCTCGGTTGTCATCCCTTCATCGTTCTGCCTTAATCGCAAAACAAGTTCTGCTTTAGTACCATATACAGGGAGATTTCTCTCCTTGCAAAGTTCCTTTAATTCAGTAACTTTTAGGGAATCGTATTGCTGAGTATCAGCAGGGAATGGATTTATTACCTCTTCTTGTACAAGAGGATTGATTTCTTCTTCGGTAGTTTCTACAGGAGGGTTGTCTAATTTATCTTGGATAAAAGATTCTATTTCGTGTCTTGCCATAAGTTCAAGCATCTTATCATCAAACTCTACACCGTTGGTTTCACATACCCATCGAGCGTAGTTTAGTGCGCCCATTCTTCTATATTTAATAAGTGATTTTTTCATTTCTTCACCTCAATATTTGTGTAGTGTATCACGAGCGATAACCTTTACTGCTTTAGGCATTATTCTTAAAGTAGACTTCACTATACCTTTATCTTCCGGTATTTGTATAGGTGCTTCTACAATATAGAAGTCATCAACTATTAATAACATCTTTTCACTATTACCTGCGCTAGTGCTACCTATACGGTTCTTTTCAAACTCTATAAGAACTCTATTCGCACCAGTACCATCTGTATTAGTGCTAAATTCTGTACCTGTTCTCATCTTATGGAAAAATACAGGGTCGTCTACAGCGATTTCTATGGTCATGTCATAAGTTGTTTGACCTTCTACCATTAAACTTACATTTCTTGAACCTGCAAACGGTACTTGGTCTGTTGCAGTACTGGCCGCCGCTTGAGATGAACCTGCTATAGTATGATGTCCAACCATACCGGTAGTTCCATTGAGTGTGAATGAAAAGATTTGAGCGACTTGTACGCCACCAAGTTGTATACTACCATTGTAAAACATAAATGGTTTTTGAGTTCCTACACCAATACCGGATTCAAGTCTTTTTAAATCAGTATTAGCGGTATCATCAAACATACGGTGTGCGCCGTATCTTGTAAGAGGTGTTGCTTCTAAACGGCCTGTATCCGTATAACAAAGTGCTGAATTAAAATTAACTGATAATCTTACTGCGGCATCATTATCTGTAGTCATTGAAAAATCAGTTACTTTACAACCTCGATATACACGAGTCAATTCTTTAGTATCTCCTACTCCACCGTCTGTAGTAGATGCATCGGAATCTAAATCTCTTCTTCTTTGAGATACTTCTAAGCAAAATGAAGGTAGTGTAGAGCGTGAAAATAATAAATGAGTAATAGGATTAGTAATTGTATTACTTGAAATTGTCACAGGGTTAGTATCAGCATCGCCAAACTTTCTTATTTCACAAGTTGTACCTGCGGCGTGAGCGTATTTCAAAGGCTCATCTAAATATAAAGTATTATCATTTTCACTAACACCTAATATTCTTCGCACTTCTACTGCCGCCGCAGTATCAAACTTTCCTTGAGTAAAACTACCATTCCATTCCCCTCCGTCGGGTTCATGGTCGCTTACTATAGGAACAGTAGCACTGTCATGAATTTCAATATATGTACCCGGTACAACATCTGCACCTGCGGCACTCACCACTATATTAGATTGCCCAACAGAAGTGGCATTTGAAAGAGTTGGTGTAAGGTCGCTATCTATAGCAAACTGCGCTTTACTCATCAATTCATTTCCAAGACAGTATTTCAACCATCTTGCCGTATGCATGTTTACTTCAAAAGACCCACCTTCGGTAATTATTTTACCCGGTACTTGTATAGAAGTATCTCTTCCAAGCCCCACAACATGGTATCTTTTCAAATCTATTTTAGTTTCGGGGAGAGTGATAGCCGATGCGATACCTAAAAATTGGTCTATCTTACAATCTTCAGTACCACCATTACCTGCACCTGTAGCGGCTTCAGTAGAAGACACCTCAATTGGTGGTGTTTTGTAAGGAAGAATATGTAAGGCATTACTTGAATGTAAAGCAAATGCACTTGTTGTCATAGCCGGAGTAATTTTTAAATCAATACCGCTATTTTCTACAATAGTAAATATTTTACCGCCCGAACCACTATTAGGTAAATCAGCATCAGCCACTACATTTCCTGTACTTCCTTTTTCCCATATCACTTGTGAACCTACAAGCATATTTTTTGGGTATCGTAATTTATGTGTACTGGCTTCAAACAAAGTAGTATTTTGTTCGGAAGAAAATCGAATTGTAGTTATATCATCACTATGGCTAAGTGTCATTGTTACATCTGTACCTTTAATCGTTAAACCTGTTTCGGGCGCAAAGGTTACTTCTGCTATATCTCCTTTGTATACTGTACTTGGCATTTAAATCATCTCACGGTATTAGTTCTGCTAATATTACTACTTCTATTTGGAATGTCATTCGGAAAAGTTGCTTGCTTCTATCACTTAAATCGGTTCTTGTCTTGAATACAAGCCTGTCAAAATTAGTTCCATCTCCCTTACGACTGTTGTGAATTACTCTACGAACTTCGTTCTCAAGTTGTTGCAGATGCTTTCTCCCCTTAACTGTTCGCATGTCTACGGTTATATTTATGCGTGTTGTTACAAAATCGTAGAGTAAATCCGGGGCTTCTTCGTTGTGTGCCGTTTCGTAACATAACACATAATCATGCCGAGATAAGTCAAGACGCTTTCCTCTTTCGGGTTGTACCTCGGCTATGTCTATAACAATCGGTCTAATACCACTTGTGTTGCCTCTATTCCAATTAGTTTGAAACAACCCTATTACAACATCTAAACCTTCTGTCCATGTTGCTACCATAGTATCACTTCTTCTGTAAATCCTTTATTGATTTAGGAATGATAAATCCGTTTCTATATCTAAATCCTTCTCTATCCATATCGGGGTTTTGCTTAAGCATAGCCTCATCAGTTTGTTTCTTTAAGGTTGAAAGTTGTTTTTCTGTAGCAGGTGTATTATTATTGAAATCAGTATAACTACCATCATCTTCTTCTCTCAAGCCCAACGCCCCTGCTTCTATTTGTTTAAATCTAATTCTTAAAGTATTTGGGTTGTTGCTAAAAAGAGTTTTATTTTCTTCTTGAAATCTTTTATCTTTCTCGAACATCTCAATAATTTGTTGGTGAGAGTGTTCACCGAATTTATTGAACTCGCTAATACCCTTCATTCAAACACAACCATTTCAATATATTTTGTTATTGTGCGGTCTACATCTGCTTGATATAATTGAACTTTACTAGCCACATCTATATTTTGCGTTCCTTCCGGTATAAGCACAGAACGGTCATCAGCCATAAGTAATTCAATCGCTACCATCTTAGTGCATATATCTTCTATAGCCTTTTCTAAATATCTTTCACCGTAAATGTATGCAACTTTAATTGCATTCCATTCAAAGAAAGGATAAGAATTGTTAAAGTAAATTATACCCATTTCCGGGTCGAGCCACCAATCTCGAAGTCTACCTACATCTCCGCTACTACTTCCACCTTGTAGGTCTACCCGTAGTAACTGTTGACTTACAGTGTGTGTTCCTGTAGCCATAGTAGTAAGTGGAGTACCTATTACATTAACACATCCAGTAAATGATGTGGTAGTTACACCTGTGTATCTAAATACTTCCGAGCCTACTAAACATACACCGGCTTTAGCAAAACCGGATGTAGAGGCTACATTGACCGTAGTTGAAGACACCGAAGTACTAGTAGTATCGGGGTTTTTTGTTTGGTCTAAACTGATGTTACTATCAGTACATACGATAGAACAGTTTTCACCTGCCTTTACTGACCTCATACTTGAAACCTTTACTTTTCCTGTACCTAAATCAGCGTTAGCACTTGCTAAAAACTCATTATGAACCCCTATATTAGCCGTAGAACCTTCTAATTGAAATGGAGGTGAAAACTCTACTACTGTTTTATTGACTCTATCTTCTTTATTGATGAGGTCAGCAAGATTTTGTGCTGTAGTCGTTGAGTCAAAATCTCCCCTCCATTGATTACTACCTGTTCCTAATGAAAGAGTAGCGGCTGTACCATTACCGGGTGACATAACTATTGAGCCACTTAACGCTCTTACATCTTCCGGTATTAGTATACGAACTTCTGCCGCACCTATCTCTCTATAATCATCTCCTTGCCATAATTCTAACCTAAGAATTTGTTGCACATTTCGGAATAGTAATGGTGCAGTTCCAACATAATCAGTATAGTATCTACGCCTGTATGGTTTGTAAGTATCGAAGTTAATATATTCAGCACTAACAAGATATGGTCGCCAAGCATTACGGGTAATATTGTCTATTTTATCTTGCATTTTTAAGATTACTTTATCAACTTTATTTTTAGTGAGTCCTCTTGTTCTACCATTAGTAAAAGATGCTTGATTTTGTACATACGCATTATCAGCAACTTGATAATCAGCGTGGGTAAAAGTACCTGTGAATACAAGTTTTACACCAGTAGCCGAAGATGAAATATCAGTAATTACTTTTTCTAACCCTAAAGGGTCAGCATCGGAATATATTAGAATAGTATCGCCTATTGCGTAACCATCATTTCTATAGTCACCACCTGTGACAAATACACCATCGGATACACTATCAGCACTTACAAGTATCGCTTCACTTGGTCCAATATCAAGTAGGTCTGCTACTTTTTGAGCCGTAGTATAGACTGTTGCCGTGGGGTCAAGAGGCCGGGTTTCCGGCTCACCGGGACTGAACACTACTGGCATACATTACCCTCCCTCACTGTGAATGTTTTAATACACTCCAAGCATCACGCATAATTACATTACGAGAAGTCATAATACGCTTCATGTGTTCAGCCTCTCTATCGGGATTGAAAGTATCAGTTCTATCTCTTTGAACACTATTGTCCGAGCCTCGCTCTCCCGTTTTAAATTCTTCATCAGCATCTTCTTCTGCTAATATTTCTTCCATATCTTTACCCGATATTCCCTCTTCTTCACCTGCAAACTGACCATCAATAGCGGCTTGCTCACCTTCTACATTGGGCATAGAAAGAGATTCTTCAAGGTTTTGCCCCTCAAAAGGTACTCTTTCGCCCATGAATTTGATATTATGTGATTCGGGGTTGGCTACCATGTCACGCATGAGTTTGTCACGAGAAGAAGTAAACTGTTCTCCTTGTGCATCTCCACCTGCACCTCTTAGTTCATTCGCCGCCATACGATTAGCAAACTGTTGTAGACGAACTTCTTGTCCATCCGGTGTAAGCACTTTTTGTCTATGTGGTTTCATTGGCATCTTGATTAATATTCTACTCATATTATTACATCCTGTTTTCGTCATCTCTATGTCCTAGATTATATTCCATAGGTTTGTCACATGTAGCGCATGTTGCTCTCCACATAAAATGTAGAAATCCACAGTGCGTACATCTTGTACCCGAACCTATGTTAAGTATATCACCTATATTTTTATTTCTATTTCTTTGACTACCTGTGACACCTTTTAGTGGGTGTTCACTATCCGCTACGGCAGAATTTGTGTCTAACTTGACACCTTGCTTACTCGCTCTCACTAGGTCGCTAAGGTCTAATTTTTGTAAATCAAAACCCATTTAACCACCTCAAGATGTGGTCACGAATATGTATATGTTACCAAGTATTACATGTGGGTCTGCTGATACAGGGGCATTAGCACCTATTGCCGCTACAATAGCGGTTTGTACTGCGGTTCTTTTAGTAGAATTATTAAAGTCTGCTTGTGCAAACGGACCAAGTATTGTGCATGTTTTCGCCATTTAAATCGCCTCAAGAACGGCGACCAATTGCTAAGAAAGTTCCGGCTACAACAGTTTGAGTTTTAACGGGGGGTAGTATTTTAATTGAAGCAGCAGTTAGAATTCTGCCTTGGTCAAAACCAGTTAATTGCCCATCAGCATAAGTAGTACCGTTAGCCGGGTCTAACACACCATCGAGTGATGCAGGATTACCATCCGAAGGATTAATTATAAACGCATCAATTGATGCGAGTTGAGAGGACAAATCTATAACAGTATCTCCTGCTTCATACCTTCCTGTTATAATCATTCTATCTCCGAACACTGTCGGTCTTGGGTCTATGGTTACTGCCATTATTCTTCACTTCCTGTTTCTATGGTATCTTCTACTTGACTTAAATCTTCCTCAACTATAGGAGGATTCAAATGAGATTTCACTAAATCCAAAGCCGCCGTTTTAGTTAGATAACCTGCGCCTGTTTTAACTTCATTATCTTTAAGCCACTTTAGAATATCTTTCCTAGCCCATGCAATATCCGGTATACCGTCATCTTTCAAGTCAACAGTTTCTCCTTCATCGCCTTCAATAAGGAAGGTTCTAGTATCTAATGTGTCTCGCCACTTGTTAAGCCACTCTTGAGAAACTTCGGTAGGTTTACCCCTTATCCAAACTCCCTTAGAGCCGACCATTCGGGATTCGTAATAAGCCCCTCTATAGGTTACTGTAGGCAATTAGCCCACCTCACATTAGTAGAACTGTTAAGTCACTGTCTGCGGCGGCGTTAGATGGTGTTAGGTTAATCTTTAGAGGGTCTGTTCCATCAATTGTTCCTACAATTGTATGTGCTACTCTATCATTTCTACCTACTATTGCAATAACTTTGCTCACAGGTGTTCCGTCTTGACCATCTGTTGAAGTTGTGTCAGTTGAGAAAATAATGCTACCACCTGCGGCGGCCTTTGCTTGAACTCTCACTGTAACCATTCTCATTGAGCCACCGGCGTTGTTGATAGTGTTATCATTGGTAGCGGTGAAACCGGTTATACTACCGGGGTATGCACCTGCGGCACCTGCGGCACCGTCAAGCCATCGAGTTTCGTCAACTAGAGAGCCAGTTCTCATGTCTAAGTCAAGTAGAATGTCTACATTGTCTATTCCTGTGTCATCTGCTGTTACTGTTAATCCTTTTTTTGTATTTGTTAATGCCATGTTTAATCATCTCCTTAATATTTTTTCTCCATTAATCCTCACTGTAGGTCACGAATCGAGCCATGTCCTCCAAAGAAAGTAGTCCAAACTTCTCCCATTGAACGGTACATACCCTCTTGTCCTAGACGGTTAATAGCGAATGGGTCACCGGTTTCGATACCGGATTCAAAGTATTGAGTTGGTATAGCAGTTGAGAAGTATAGGTAATCAGTATCTAGGAAGTACATACGGGATAGTCCGTCTTTTTGTATATCCTTAGATGGAATAATAGGTACACCGTTGTAGGTTGCTACGATGAAACCGGCTTCAATACCCGGTACACCCTTAACACCGTTGTAGGTTGGTGTAACTCTCTTCTCTTCCATGAACCTTTGTTGGCTTTGTAGTAGTTGTTGTAATCTCATTAGAGTGTCATATCCAGTTAGGATAACCTTTGGATTACCACCACGAACCCAAATCTGTTGGAATAGGGTGTCCAAATGGTCTAATGAAAGAGTTCTACGGCTACCTGCGGCTCGGTCTGCACCACAGTTTACTTCTGCGTTTGACCATGCGTTAGCACTTCGGCTAATGCTGTAGATGTCAAGGTCAGTTGCGCCACAGTGGTCTGTACCTACTGATGCACCAGTTTCCATAGATGTTAGTCCACCACTTGCGCCACCATCGTTACCAGTGATTCTGTCAAGTGACTCGAAATCATTACCTGCAACTGTTTCAGCGTCTTCTGTCAACATCTTGTTGATGTGTTCTGCGTGGTGCTTACCCATTTCTTCCTTTAGTACTGAGCGAATGTCGCCTAGTCCGTCATCTTTGTCAGCCAAAAACATAGCAGTTTCGCTCATATCGAATGTGTGAACAACTGTCTTAGGTTTTGCGGCTATGTGTTGGAACTGTGGTTTGGTTGTGTCCGGTAGAGTAGCGTTTTCTGCAACTCCGCCACCTTTCTCGAAGGATGGTCTGTCAGTAATAACTCTCCAACCGCTTCTTTCCCACGGCCTCTTAGGTAGTATTGAAAATGCATTAAATTCTTGGTTCAATTGTGACCAAACTTTTCTACCGTAGATTGCTTGGTAAGTACCTGCTGTACTACTTAGCATTGGGGCATCTGCTTTCAATAACTCACTACCGGAGTAGGAGTAGCCCATAGCGTTTCCTGCACCGTAAAAGTATCTTTCCATATCTGTTATGTTTCTTATGTAATCTCTTGCCATATTATTCATCTCCTTTTTTTAATTTATTATCCTCAAGCACTCCTGTATACACTATTTGCTAGTGTATGTACCTCATCCCAAGACATGTTGTTTAGGTCTTGAGTAGACGGGATTGTTACATTGTTAGAACTTACAGATTTTGCAATTGTTGTTCCTTCTGTGGTTAGGTTATCAATTCTTTCGGATAGTCCTTCAAGAGCCTTCATAACTTCACCAATTGGTTGACGAGCATCAAACTGTGCTTTTTCTGCTTGAGATTTTGCTATTGATTGTTCTTCATTGAAACGAGATGCAAAGTGTCCTTCTAAGTTGCCTCGGAATTGTTGTTCCATAGCCGCCGCTTTGTAAACTTCATAAGCCGCTTCAATATCACTTGATGAAACATTTGATGGATTAATGTAAGACTTTGAAAGGTCAGCCGGTCCCATAGCACCTGCCGGTTGTTTTCCGCCACTTTGAGTTACTGCACTGATAGCACCAGTCGATGGGCTACCTGCTGTTTGTCCTCGGCCTCTAACTTGTCCGGCGAAGTAATCTGCACCGTCTACTGTATCCGGGTTATCGAATCCACCAAGTTGTGCTTTTTCCATTTGGTCAAAGTGAAGTCTTGCATCCATGGTGTTTACACCTGCGGATTTAAGAGTGTCTTCCATCCAATTTAGATATTCAGCACTGATAACATCGCTGTACTCGTTTCCTTTTGCGTACATTTTGTCATCTTTGTCTTCTTTCTTATCTTTCTTTTCTTTCATTTCTTCTTCATCAGCCTTCATTTTCTCATCCTTCTTTTCTTCTTTATCTTCGGAATCATCTTTCTTGCCCTTGATATGTTCTCGGAGTTGAGGTGGTATTTCACCTTTCTCCATGGCATCAAGTCTTTGTTCAAGTCTGTTCATTACTGCATTTAGGTCATTGTCTATATCTGTCATTTTACTCACATCTTCTTTTAAAATTCTAAATTGCGCTTCCGGGTTAATACCTTTTTCGCAAATTGTTATTTCGTGGAGTTCCATTTTACTTATTTCTTGGTATTCTCCGTGTTCTCCATCAGCCTTCCTAACACGCTTGAAAGCCTGTCCACCAATGGAGAATCCTTGCAAATTACCTTTGCGTATTTCTGCGGCTACTTCACGAGCCTTTTCTATATCGTTTCGTAGTTTACATACTACGAACATTCCTGTGTCGTCTACTTCGGACTTCCACATTCTTCCGTTAGAGTCAACATAATTATCTATGACTTCTCCAACTTGTATATTAGAGTGAGCCAATTGTACATTTCGGTACTTGTCACTCTTCATAAATCCATCAAATGCATTCTTTAATGCACCACGAGTAATTAAATCTCCTTGCTTATCAACAAGTTCTACAGATGCGTATCCTGCTACAATTAAATCGCTACCACTCTTTAGGACAGATAGCCCTGTAGATGGTCGCTGTAAGGTTAGCATCATTTTACACAACTTACTGTCATCCTACTTATAGTAAACTGATACTTTATCTCTTAAAGAAATCAATTTACTTCATTAAAATCGGACAACTGTGAAGTATTTTGTTTAATATCTATGTGTTTTATGGGTTTCTTTTCTTTGTGATTACTTTTAGGCTCAATTACTTTTTCATCACTACGCTTTCTACCATCGTAGTCCGGCATAGTTTCTTCATTAGCCAAACGAGTTGGACCACTTGGTGATTCTATAGGTGTAGCCATATCTATACCAAGCCCTTTTGGTCCTGTCCAAGTAATTTTTTCTTTAGAAAGTTGGTCTAATGCACGAGAAATAATATCTAATGCTTTTTTAGTAGTTGGTTTGAGTAACCTGTTATCATCATCGGCCTCTAATACACCTGCTGATTGTTTTTCTTGTCTTTTACGACTTGGTGGTTTTTGGTCTAATACACCTTCTTTGACTATGTGACCGTCAAACATAAGTGGTGCTACGGCACCCCAATATGGATACATACTTTCTGCTAATGTAACAGGGTAGTTAGATTTCACCATACCACTCAATGCTGTAGAAGGGTTTTCTAAATACCATAAGTTACCATAATTTACAACATCGTATTCTACAGTATCTACATCTTTTAATATAACTTTTAATTTATTATTATCGTATTCTATATCGTGTGGAACTAAAATGGGACTCAAAGATTTAGTAAGTATATCTAATGATTCTGCACTAGCCGCACCTTCACCATCACCTTTACCGGTTATTTGTTTCATTTGTACATTGAAGACATCTCTTCCACCACGAGTTTTCTTAGTTACTCCTGTAATAGATACTCTAACTACATCTCCTACTTTGTATAAGTCTGTTTGATTATGTATTGTTCCTATGTCCATATACTCTTGTCCATTAACTTCTACTGCTCTATTACCTAGTTTTGAGCCGTCTAATATCGGCCCTGCACCTAGTCTATAAGTATGTGAATTTTTACCTTTAACATCTAGTACTATGAAATTGTAGTCTTTAGTATTTCTAAGTAACATCCATTTTGGATGTCGTCTTTCACCTTTCATATATGTTGACTTACCATCTCTTAGTAAAATTACTTTATGTTCTTCTTGTAAATTAGAAACTGTATCTTCTAAACCTTCTTCGTCTGTCATTTTAGTATCATGTGGACCCGGAATAATTATGTTTTCATGACTATCGAATTGACTTCTCAATAGTTTCATTCTTTCAAACATTGTCATATCACTTACATTGTTAGCATCGTAATTTAGAATATCTATTATGTTTAATTCTTCTTCACCTAAGATACCATCTATGACATAATCTCTTTTATTTAACTTTGAAAGATTTTCTTTAAATAATTTTTTCAATCCTACTTTTTTACCATTTTCATCGTATGTAGTAATTACTTCATCTTCACTTACTATGATAACTCTTTTTCCATCATACCATTTACTTACAACCCAAGAACCGCTAAAACCTCTTAGATGATGTAAATCATTTAACTCAAATATTCTATGCATAGGTCTTATTGGTGGTGACCATTTAACATCGTCACTCTTTACTAACAATACATCGGGATTTAGAAGAGATGAAATATATGTAGAAACTTCACTCATAGCAATTGTTGAAGGGTCATCCGATGGAGATAAGTATGTATCCATATTTACCCCTTGATGTGCTGAAAGAGTATTTTGTGGTGGTGGTAAATTTGGTAGTACTTGTTGTATAGTTTCTTCTCCAAACATTGAATTTAACGCTTCTTCACTTACTCTTGGATAAAAACCCGGTTGAGTATGTTCCCCAACCATAGGTTCACCCTGTGTATTAGTTTCAATACCAAAAGATGGTTCTGCTACAAATCCTTCATGAATATCTCCTACACCAAATATATTGTAAATAGAAGCGTTAGTAGGATTCACTTTACCTATTTTAGAATGAGTGCCTAGACCTGCTCTAGCAACTGTTTCAGTTGTAGGTGCTTCAAATGCACTGTCTAATACGCCACCTCTATCATCCATCAATTTTCTTTCATCTAACACAATTAAAGAATCTAAGTTATTTCTAGTAGTAGCGGTGATTTTCTTAACTCCTTTACCCATGTCTTTTGCACCATGAGCATCAAAATCTCTAGCGTGAAAATATTCTAATCCACTATTCTGCATTGATTGACCAAAATGTTGCGTGTTAAGAATATGGTTTAGTGATTGAGATAAACCGTGTATAGGATTTGCCTTCCAATTTTCATTTTCTTTTCCTGCTCTTTTTTGTGCAATAGATATTGCATCGTGTATATTTGAATTATGTAAGTCATGATGAAACTTATCATTACTGTTTAACTCATCATATTCAGTACCCATAATATCATCATTAGGAGTATGTAAATGAGATACATCTGCATTTCCTATTTTTGATAATGCACCACTTGTAAGCATATTTCTTACTGTTGAAACAAATAGAGGTTGTTGTCTTATAGAAGATTCATTGATAATATTAGCAATATGTTCTTTCATACCGGGAGTTTTTTCTAAATTTAATTTATTAATTACTTCGTCAATAGACATATTACCATCTATTTCTGCGCCATTATTTAACAAATGATTTGCAATAGTCTTATGTTCGTTTACTTTTTTAGGTTTTTGATTAACTACATTGTAATCTATTCCATAAGTTACAGGTGACAAGTCATGATTGTCAGTTGCTAAAATATGCCTTTGTGTATCAGCCAATAATTTTTGTACATTATGTATAAACTGTGTGGGATTACTAGGGTCGAAAGCATTGGGTTGCTGTTCAATAACTAGTGGTATCATTACATTTTTAGCATAATCTACTATTGTATCATGATGGGATTGTAACATATCTAAATATTGTTTAGCATTAATTTTCCAATGATTACTAGGTTTATCTTTTTGTTTTGTTGATTGTTGAACTTGATTTAATTGAGTTACGCTATTTTGTAAATCCTCTCTTAAACCCATTACTTGTTCTTGTGACAAATCGGGATTTGTAAGCATTTCATTTATAGAATCAATAGTTTCTCTTATTCTATTTTCTTTCTCAGTAGAAATAGAACTACCACCAAATCTTAGAATAGATTGTATAACTTCACTAGGATTTGTTTTAGGTTTATAACTTCTACTTTTTTTATTTTCTAATTTTCTTTGGTGAAATTTAGATGTTATACTTTGTAATGCAGAATTAGCCGCATTTAGATTTATTTTATCATTAACATTAAAATCAAAGTTATCTCTATAATAATCATGTAATTGCTTATATTTTTCATTGTTTTTATCAACAGATAAACTTTCTATAAAATCATTGATTTTTCTACCATCCGTTGTGTTAAGTATTTTACTAGCAGAATTTACTAACCTAACTATTGGAAAGTCACCTGTTTCTATAATATCTTTAACATTACCATAAGTAGTAGGTTTTGAATCCCATCCTACATAATCTTTGAATTCTTGAAGGTCAAGACCTGCTGATAGTGTTAAATCTCCTGTTAAAAAATCTTTAAGTTGACCTATGGATTTTTTTGATGGAGTAAACGGATGGCCTACTCTATTCAAAAATGTATTATGTAATTGCGCTTTAACTGCTCTTTCGTGTAATCTACTATCACTAGGAGTGCTTCCATACATAGATTCCGGTTTTTGAGCAAATGTAGGGTTGGTTGATGTGTGTGGTGATAAGTGTTGATTGAATGAATCTAATTGTCGTTTAAATGCAGGAGATGCTGTCCTCATCATATATTCATACATAGGATTGATTGCTGATTTATGTTCAGTATAATTATTTTTTTCACTTATATTACTTCTTTTACTTGTTCCAAATGGTGAGAATATGTTTTGAATTGGCATTTGTTCGGGAGTATAGTTAAATTTGAAATCGTTAAAGTTACCTATTTCTTGTGAAAAAAGTGGACCAAAGTGCATTCCTAAAATAGTATTTTCTTGGTTTGGCATCCAAAATTGGTTATTAGTAGGGTCTGTTTGAAACATAATTGAGTTGTTTTTATCATGTGACATAGAGTGTACAAAGTCTATCCATGTAGCAGGTGATACATTCATTCCCGGTATATTGTTGTATAATGAAGAGTAAAGTTTACCCGGACCGTATGTATATCCATCGGGGTCTGTTTCCCAAAAATCTTGCTTTTCCTCATCGGGATGAGGACCATGTGGTGACTTTAAAAATGCTAAATCATTTGACATTTCTTTTGCTAACTGTTGAACTGTTCCGTTGCGTTGTGCATATTCTTGTGTTTTTTCTAGCGTTGGTAAATCAATAATTGGTCCATCCATTTTACCGTGTATAGGATGATTTTCAATTAACTGTTTTGTATTAGGGTCAAATCCTGCTAAGAAAAGTAAATCTTCCATAGAGAGTCTTTTGTGTTTAGATACTCTTTGTAAATCTTGATAAGTATAATTATCTTTAGGTTTTGTTTTATGTGTTTCAAGTGATGGTAAAACCTGTAATGGTTCTTTACCATCAACAGCGTATTTTTCATTAATTTCACTTAATATATAGTCAGCAATAGGGTAATCTAACAAATCATTTTGATTATGAACTGATTCACCTAAAGCACTACGAATGAATCTATTTTCACCTTGTGAGTAATCATCTTCATTAGACTGATTTCGATAATGAGCATTACGACCAAAATTTTGATTTGACCTAAGCATGAAGTTCATTTCGGGTGTTCTTCTAAGTAAATTATTTACTGCTATTCTAGCAGTAGGTATTTTTTCTCCATTAGGTAATGTAAATGTTGATTTATTATCTATACCTTCATGTAACTGTTCTTCAATTGAATCTCTTTCTTCGGGTGTAAACCATTCAAGTCCGTACATAAAACCGTCTAAACCTAGTTCACCTTCTTGACTTGTCCAGTCTTTTACTTTATCATCAAAATGACTATGGCGTAACTCACTTTCTAATTCTTTTGCTTTCAATCCTTTACTTTGGAGTTCAGTTTCTAAATCAGCATTTTGTTTCTTCCATCTTCTGTAATCTCTTTCATATAAGTGGTGTTGATGTTGTGCTACGGTTCCGGGGGTATTAATATCTCCAAGTATAGGTATAGTAGTTGAACCACTTTTGAAACCGGTAACTAAAGGACTATTTTTTTCAGTCATAGATTTATACCACTTTTTTTCCATCTCCATTTCTTGATTGCTTGCACCACCTAGCGCAAACGACCTAAGCACCTCTATCATATTAGGTAAACCTGTTGCGTGATTTATTTGTCTTAGTGGATGATTCATTTCGTGATATGGAAAGTGAGAGTCAGTGTAAGATGACTTAGCATCTGCCCTATAAGTAGGGTATATTGAATGACCTCTACCTTCTCTACGAATCATACCGTCAGCCCAAACATGGTTTGTTGGCTCACCAAAAGTAGGTTTAGATGATAATAAATATCCTGCGCCTTCTTTTTTATCAAATTTAATTATTGTTTCAGCAGTATCTTTAAGATTTAAAGAAAATAAATCGTTAGGAGATTTTTCTAAAGATTCCCACGCCATGATGTATTCTGCGGCAGTTCGAGATAAATCTAAACCATCGTAAAGTGAGATAACAAAATCATTTTTACGAATGTAGAAATCTTGTAACATATTTTCACCGCCTATGATAGCGGTTCAAATTGAGGGCAAGCGTGTATATCCATACCCTTGTGCAAATTGCATCCTTCGGTATTTGTACCACCACACTTTCTACATATTATTGGTAATCCCGCTTCTCCCGCTTCTCTAAATTTAGAGTTGATATTTGCTTTTTTAACCGCTATTGGTTTCACAATATCACCTTAATCAAAATTTTCTTCTCTAACGACTCCTGTATCGGAGTGTGGGTTTTGTCTTGATGATAGTTTATCCATATTCACTTTAGAATCGTGTTTCTTTCTTTTAGGTTTACCATCTTCGGCTTCTATGGTTTTACCGTTAGTAGTAAAATAACCGGACTTTGTTTGACCGCCCGATTCTGCTACAAAGTGAGGGTTTACATCAGTAATTTTTTCCGGTGGGAATCCCGGTTGGGCTTTAGCCATTTTATCACAACCTGCTTTACACATACCCGCTTTATTTACTTTAGAACCACAAGATGGACAATCTTTACACTTACATGGTTCTTCACCACAGTCACACTTGGCTTTTTCTAAAGTATTTAATCTATCATTCATGATTTTTGCTTTTTCAAGCATAAGTGTAGTTTCATAACTTACTTCTTCATATCTTGGTTTCATTGTATCATCTCCCTGTCTTTAGATTTGTTTGCTAACTCATGAATGTCATCCCAATCCATATTATGGAATTCTTCATTAGTTTGTGGAATAAACGAATTTTGGCCTTTTAAAATACTATTATCATTAAGGTCGTTTCTAAATGGGTCATTCTGTACATCTTCGGTAAATGGTGTAGTAGTTTTTACCATACCCATCTTTTTTAATAATGATTGAGGATTATTAAGTAATTTTTTCAAACGCTGATTTTCTTGCTTTAGTAGTTCAATGCTATTATCCATAACTTCCATTTTAGTGATTAAAGCGTTTACTAAACGCTCGGAGTTATCTTCTGTCATTTTAAGACCTCAATTAATATAGCGACCAAATGTACCAGTGGTAGGAGTAAAATTAGACTTTCTAATTCCTGTAGTAATAGAACCGGGGAGTCTTTTTCCTTCGATAGAACCTGTTCTACCTCTTGCTTCTGTAAACTTCAATACAGGTACTCCACCTGCATAAATATCATTAATTCCTCTACCGGTTTCGGATTTCGCTATAACTGTATTTAGGTCATCTGCAAGGAAATCTGCTAACTTTTGCACTTCTGTTAAGTGTTGTTTTGCTACTTCCGCATTGTCGCTCTCAAGAGCAGTTAAGAATCCCTTTTGGGCTTGTTCAAGTTTTCTTGCCATTGGGTGCATCTTCTTTAATTCCATCTTCTTCCCTACCTATCTCACATACTACTATGTTAAAAGCGTTTCTTACGCCCCTCTAAATCTTCGTGCATTTTGCATGGCATTTACATTTTGTTGTCCAATCGAAGGTGGTGGTCCTCTTTGTTGTACACTAGTTACAGGTGCGCCACTACCCGGTGAGGTTCTTCTTTCGGGTGCGGCAGGACCACGGTTGCGTATTCCTACTCCTTGACCACCGGGTTGTGGAGGTGGTATTGGCATATTACCTTGTGGCATACCCGGAGGCATTCCTCGCATCATAGGTGCGCCCTGCATCGGCATTCCACCCATCATACCCGGAGGCATTCCACCCATCATACCCGGAGGCATTCCACCCGGAGGCATTCCACCCGGAGGCATTCTTCCTCCACCCGGAGGTGGTGCGCCACCCGGAGGTGGTGCGCCTTGTTGTTGTTCTTCGGGTTTAGGTTTACGATAAACAAATTTAATATCATTACTAGTATCACCATTAACTAATTCCGGTACAAATCCTAGTTGAGCCATTCTTTGTGCTACATTCAATTCTTGCTCATCTCGGCGTAGTCTTGTAATTTCATCTTCTTCTTCATTTGGATAAAGAGTTAATTTCCAATCATGTACTCCCATTTGCTTTAGAATCTTAGGGAACAATACATCGGTATAGATTTTTTGCCCAAACTCTACTGCACGATTAGTAACAAGAATCTGTAGACCTTCATTATTAAGTCCACCGGACTTACCGTTGTCTACCATAAAAATACTCGATACACCAAAATATGCGGCTATACGATTTCTTATTTCATCACGAACAGCAATATATTGCATTTCTTCAAGCGTGTCCATAAACTTGACCCAATTTACGCCACCTCTACCTGTACTAGATTCTATACCAACTTTAGGGATGTAGTGTGGGTCCCTCTCCATTTTTTCATCTACAGACTTCCAAAATGATTTCATAGACTCAAGATTATCAGTGGTAACAGAAATAATACCTTTTGGCATTCTACGCTTTTGATATGCAGTATACATGTAATTATCCATCGCTGTTAGAGTCATGGCTTGTCGCCACATCGTATTTACCGGTGAACGACCATATAATTTAGATGGGTTATATTTACTTAAATGTAAAACTTCACCTTCAACGAAGTATTGTGTTTTACCACTTCCTGCCATATTGACATAATGTACATCTTGTAAATCACTACCACAAACTTCACATTTGTCATCTTCGGAATGTGTCTTAACTTGGTCACGATGAATTAAACAAGTTTTGTAACGACCACCTCTTACCCCTCTTTTATCAGCAACTATTCGCATAAAAATAGGGTCACCTCTAATCATTTCCTTTACACGGTAAAATGATACTTCTTTGGTTTCGGGGTCAATATAATATTCTTTTACAAATATTAGAAACGCATCATCTACAATATTCAAATCGTTTTCTAACTCATGTAATATATGTAGAAATTGTTGTTCCATACTGTTTTCTTGCTTAAGTAACCATTTAGCATAAGTTAGTTCTTCTGTTTCCGGTCCTCTAACTTCACCGCCACAAGTTTCACAACTTTCTACATCATGACTAAATTCTTCATCGCATTGAGTACATTTCTTATGAAATCTTTTTTCCCAATAATATCCTCTTCTAAACATTTCTTGCCTAAGTTTAGAAAGAACTGTTCTAAGAATTAAACATTCTGTGCTTACCGCAAATAGCGCAGGAATAGTAATTCCTTGTGCCATTACCGGTTCTTGAATACCACTTGTCCAAAGTGGCATTGTAGGTGTAGGAGATGACTTACGCTTGAAGGGTTTACTTAATGTCGAAAGAAAACGACTTATTCTACTATCATCATCCGCCATTACAAACTCTCCGCATATCTACCTATTGTATCTTCATCCAAGTCCCATTTACTCAAGAAACTATCGGCCTTTTTCTTATCGTCTTTCCAGTTATTATATGTAACAACACGATATAATTCATTCTTTCTCATCTTATCTTTTTCATCTACAAAGGATAAAACTGCTTTTGCTTGCAACGATTTCATTTTTAAATGTGGTAAAATTCCTTTTAATAGTTGTCTTAAATCATCTTTTGATGAGAAAATAAGGCGGTGTTGACTTCTTACACTTTTTTTGTGTATTCTTTGATTTAATACTAAACGGCCACATCCTATCGCTTTATGTAACTCTTCACATTGTAAACGACCTCTATCACCGGTAGCAATAAAAGTGGCTCTTGGCTCACCTCTTTCTGTGATAAATATACTACCGTCAGCATCGAGGAAACCTGCGGCATAAGCCCATATATCCTTTATAATTAAACCGTGAGTATCTAATTTAACAAAATTACCTCTACTACTACTTTTGTAAATATCTACTTCTTCACCATACATTTTGAGTAGCATTCCTATTTTTGTTGGAGTAGCAGATTTAGAAATAATACCAACACCTCTACGAACTAACTCTCGACTACTAAGTGGACCGGATTTTGTCAATTCTTCCGAGATGAAATTAAGAGTTTGTTTATCAGTTTTTGTGAGTGAATCTATTTGGTGTAATGTGTTAGACCACATTTTTCGAGCATCCTTTTTTACTTGTAAAGCGTTAGCCCATTCTTTTTGTTCATCTATGCCCCAATCTATATTATCATTTAAAATATTTAAAACGGTCATAGATTTAAGATATAGTTGACATGCTTTTTGTAAAGATAGTGAGCGTGTTTCACCGAATTTGCGTAAAGCCTTAAGATTTCTATCATTGAGTCCTATGTTTTTTATTACATCTTCTAAACCTTCACTCCATGAAAGATTACCTATAGTGGCTTCTATTTCCATAGATTTTATTGTACGAATATCATCAATTATAGAATCAATACTTTCACGGTTATTTTTATCTAATCTACGCATTTTTCTACACATACGAATAATAGAATTAGCATCTTTACCGTATGTGCTTTCTAACCATCCATCACCATTAGGTGCAAAACTATAAGACTTAATATTATCATTAGAAAATATACTCGATGTTTTTTCTATAGGTGCTTTATTAATTACAAAATTAGGATGTTGAGATAAATTAGATATAACACTTTTAGTTAAATCATCAGCAGGGTGGATGGTTAAATCATACTCATCACCGAGTAAAGCACTACCCCACATATTGACCACCTAATTGTCCTATCTATTTAATGTATTCCAAGCGTCATCGAATGCTTTTTTCTTATCATCAGCATCCATAGTCTTAGTAGGTGCTTTTGGTGGTTTACCTCCAACTGCAATTACTACTACCATACCTTTCTTTTTCTTTTTATCTTCATCTTTCATATTTTTCATCTCCTTTACAATTGTAGGTTTACCACCGACTCCTTGTTTCTTTGCTCGCTTTCTTTTAGTAGCGGCTTGCTTCTGTCCTTCGGACATTGAGCCGGAAGTCTTTGGAGTTTTACTTGTAACTTTTACACTTGGTCTACACTTTGGATAACCCTTGCTACTTTTCTTAGCCTTTGACCTACCACATGGTGGATGTTTACCATCTTTGTTTTTACGAGATACATCTACCCATTTTTCTTTGAACCATCGGTTCAAGTTCTTAACAATAAGAACATCATGGCAGGTACATCTATCAGTCACAGTATCACCTTACTGCAACCATTTTTTTGATATTTTTCTGTTTATCCATTAATGCATAACAAGGACATTTAGGTGAAGATGCAGAACATTGATTGCCTTCTATCATACATACACATGGTGTTTTTTTAGTGCCACCACAACAACATTTATCTTTTTTAAGTTTCATTTCTTCTTCCCCTTTTTCTTAAACTTACCACGGCAGTATTGCACCGCCCACCCATTCGCATAGGCTGATGGATAGACATCGAATTTTTTCTTAGCCGCCGCTTTTCCAGCAGGGCATAATTTCTTTTGCATATAATCCCAAGCACTTCCCATGCCTGTACAATGTTCACAATTACAACTCACGGTATCACCCAATCATTATTTCCATGATTTCTATGTGGTTTACCGGTTAGCCATTCATCAAATCCGGGCATCACATCATCAAGTAGTACTATTGAACCTTTGAATTCTTTTGTTCCCCAATTAGCCAAAGCCAAAGCCATAGCCAAGTCATCGTGAGTTCCTACAGATTCTAGTTTGCCATTCTTTTGCATACCAAATCTGTTTAACTCGGATTCTAACTTATGGGTAAATTCACGGCTTCGCTCATCACCGTATGGAGTTTTTATCTGCCCTTGCTCAAACGCCATAAGAAGTGACATGAACATACTCTCTTTTCTTTGGCGTGTCGTCATAAATGTACGAATTGGTATATCTCCCCTCATATCTTGGAGTTCAGCCGCAAACATACGCTGAAAGTTGTTACCTTCAAGTTCAATCAAGTCCGGTTGAAACCTGTTATTTAACAGTAAAATTTGTTTTTTCTGTGCCGCACCACCAAGACCTTTTTCGTGTACTATACCCACGATTTGTTTTAGGTTATCTCCCGGTGGTGTTCTAAGAACTAACATAGCAGTAAAGTCAGCATTCTTATCCGAAGCGATAGCAGTATCCCAACCAATGAAATGTTGCCCAAAGACACCTGCCGGATTACCCTCTTCATCGAATTCAGTATCAGCCCTATCGAGTAACACTAAGTCCTTATCACGAGCCGCATCTAGTATAGTAGCAGGAAACATACTCGCTACATCGTGAATAGGTTCACACAGATACTCACGGCTAAATTGTATAGCGGGCATTGATAATCGCCGTTGTTCAAGAGCCTCAAGATTCCATCTTTCCGGCCAAAGGGCTACACCTTCGGCATTAATTGCAGGATATGTTTCTACAGTAAAAGTTTCCTTCTCTTCAAGTTCAGCATACAAGTCATTGTAACTAAACGGTGTACCGACCATCATCAATCGTGCGGTGTGGTGGAGTACCGGAAGTAATACACCATAGAACCAATCGGCGGCTCTTTGTAATTCTCCACCTGTAGTACCCCACAAGATGTCATCGCATACAACTACATCCGGGTGGAAACCACGAGTAGCACCACCAACCGACTTAGCCATGATACGGCTACCGTTGGTAAACTCAAAGTAAGATTTAGCCCATGGTCTGCCTTGTTCGGGTTTTAGATGTCTAAGAATTTCTGCACTTTCTATACTATTACGAATAAATCTCATGTGTTCAAGTGTCTGTTCTAATGAGTGAGAGAAAATCATAATGTGAGTACCCGGATTAAAAGCGGCTATCCATAAAGCATAGGACATAAACAAAGTAGATTTACCGTGGTCACGGCTTGCTTTAACACAATAGTATCTTGTACTCTTCAAACCTTCATCCCACATCTCATGATGTCTGCTGTAATGAAATTTAAGTATGTCTGTGAAAAAGAACTTAAATGACTTTTCAGCCATCTTTCTATCCATATCTAGGATAAACTGTTCCATGTTTTCAGTCATAGTATCATCTCAATTTTAATAAACTATATGCGGCGAATGAACCCATTTGATGTGGTGTCATCTTGTAGACCATATCAGCACCTAACTTTTCAGTAAGTGCGGTAACAAATGAAGTCATTATTTGTGCTTGATGTTGATTTTCATTGAATTGGTTGGGAGGAACAAGCATATTTGGGTCACCGGGTGGTGTTACTTGACCAGTTTGTTGTTGTGGCTGTTGTGGCTGTTGTGGCTGTTGTGGTTGTTGTTGTTGTTGTTGTTGTTGTTGTTGTTGTTGTTGTTCCATAGCCATCTTTTGTCGCTTCGCTTCTTGGACTTGTTCAAATATAGCCATAGCATCTGTCGCTTTTTGGCTCGGTTGCATAGGTTGTGATTGTGGTGCTAATCCTTGAGTTGGGGGTTGTACCGGTGGTGTAGGTGGTGTTGATTGTACAGGTTGAGCAGATGATTGTTGTCCTAATGTTGTAAGTGCTTGATTAAGTGAAGGTAATGGAGGTTGAGGTATTGGAGGGAGAGGGGTTTGATTACCCGGATAACCCGGTGGTTGCGTTTGAGATACAGGCATAGGAGTTATGTTACTCGCTACAGCATTTGGAACAGCCGAGGGTGAAACTCCAACAGGTGGTTGAGTAACCGGCCTTTTGGGTGTAAATGGAGGCTGACCATGCATTAATACTCTATCAGCCTGTGGTAGACTCATACCTGCGTTTACATTTTGCATGTGAGGTGTTTGAGAGTAATTCATAGGTTGGTAAGCAGACCCACCTATTGGCATTGTATTAAG